ACAGACAACAACAATTGGTGATACAAACGGAGTGATATACCACGATTTTTCCAAAGATTTGAATCCTTTGGCAACAATATTCGGATTGGAAACTCCATTGCCTGTCGTTAATTCAACTAATCCGTCCACCAAGCCAGTTCTTACCGATGAGCAGATCACAAAACTCCAAGCGTATTACGCTTCAGACGTTGATCTTTACAATCAGGTAAAATCAAATTAATATCAAGAATTATGCCTTGCCCCCCACAAGTACCGATTAGCATTATCCCTCCAGTATCGCAGGGTGCTTCTCCTATTCTTTGGCAGAACGGCAATCAAATTACTCGATTGAATACTCCAACAAATCCTAGTTGGATTGTTTATGATGGTAGTGTTACAAAATGGGCTGATGGATCTGCATCTTCTCCAATTTATTTGCCAAACATTTTACAGCAAACTTCAAGTTCGATTGCATATCTTATTGTAAAAACATCATCTGGTCAGCTTGTATCTATTCAGGCAACTATAGGGCCAGCAAATAGCGGGGGAACTGATTACAGGCAAGTGATTGTTCCCAATTGACAAAATCTTAATTTCTTAATACAACTTCTTAATCTATGTCTTACGGATACAACAACGGATGGGGTGGATGCGGATGTGGTGGAACTGTTCAGTATGCACCTCCTGCTTGCAATCCCAATTTCCCTACTTCATGTTCGGCTCTTGGTTCAGGAACCATCCAGCGTGTTGTTGGAGAGGATTCCGCTTACTGCAAATATACTGTTCCTACGCTGACTTCAAATAGTCTGTTGACCTACAATGCTTCTACTGGTCTTGTGAATTGGGCTGATGGTAGCACATCAAATCCAATTTATCTTGGTAATGGCAATCAGGCTTCATCTTCATCTGTAGGTTCTATTCAAGGAACAACTCCTACTGGTCAGCTTGTAGAGTTCAATCCTTCCGTTTCCACAGAAACGCAATTTCCTATTGTTTCTCCTAGCGGAACTACTACTTCATGGGGAACTATTGAAAAAATTGTTCCAAATCAAGGGCTTGTTTATAAAACTGGTTCTACTGCTCCTACTGGACTTAATCCAAATACAGTTTATGAGCTTTCCACTTCTACGACTAATGTAACAACTGGAACGAGTCCTGCCAATGTTGTTGCGTTTGATTCTAATGGAAATCCAATTATTGTTCCTGCCGCTTCGTTAACCACATCTTCTGCATTTATTGATGCAAATGATATTTCTATTACAGCGACCTCTGGAACTTCGCTTAATGTTAATTTTGGACAGCTTGTTGTAACAAATAATAGTGGATCGCAAGTTGTTATTAGTGGAGCGTCTGGAGGTTATTCTCTTTCATTAACTTCTGGTGTTGATAATGGTGGAACTTTAGGAACAGCAACAACTAATACATATTATTATGTCTATGCTGTTTATAGTGCCTCTACAGGAACAATTAGCACTTTGCTTTCAACTAGCTCAACTAATCCTACTGTTGGTAGTGGATATTATTATAGGTTGATTGGGTTATTCAAAACGCAAAATAGTGCCGCAACCGCTGATACAACATATTTCCAAAATGGAAGTTTTGTTTATTTGGGGGCTGGTTCAAGCCCAAGTTACTCTGTGACGGGAAATAATACTGCATCAACCTATAATAATGGCGGGAATCCAATTGTTTTTATTCCTTATGGTGTTGCAACTTTTGCTCGTTTAAGGGTTGTCTATAAATCAAACGGAACATCTCTTAATGGAAGTTTTGCCATTACAAATGCCGCAAGCTCTCCTTCGATAATTTATGGAAGCACAACAATTGCTCCAATTGGAAATAGTATTAATGCCTATTCTAATATAAACGCAATTATTCAAGTTAGCGGAAGTGCTTATTATAATGTGCAATTTAGTGGAAATATAACCAGCAATGAAACTTTTTCAATTATTACTTCTGGTTACGAATTGAATATCTTCTAAAATGGCTCAAGATGGTAGAGTATATGATGGGACTACTACGACAATTGCGATGGATGCAGAAACGCATCCTTCAATATTGCCTCCCACATTTGTTTCTTCTTGTGTAAATCGTTCATTCCGTCAGGGAATAAATGCTACTCGACCTCCTTTTACGGAGATTCCAATTACTCCTGCATATGGTCAAGACCCTTCTATTCTTAATGATTTCCAAACTGGAAATTTTCAAGGAGCAATGCCATATAAAGCAATTAAAGATGGATCTTTAGATGGATTTGTTGTTTCGGTTGCTGGTGTTATTTACTTTATTTCCATAGTTAATAATGTAGGAACTCTTTATAAATTAATTGGAGGAAATGATGCGACCATGATGCATACATGGTTTGTTCAAGCGGAAGATTGGGTTTATATCCAAAATGGATATCAGGATGCTATTGCGTGGAGTGGAGATATTTCTGGAAAACCTACAAATCTTCAAGCTAAAGGAGATGAATCAAATAATATCAATTTGACTTGGACGAATAATGCACCGGGATCAGCAAGTATTGAAATTCAGGTTCAATATGATGATACTATTTTTTCAACAATTGCAACCATTCCAGCGGTAAATACGATTTATACATATAAAGCTAGTGATAAATATACACAATATTCGTTTCAAGTAAGAAGTGTATATCCTGATGGTTCGTCAACTCCTTGGTCAAATATAGCAACTACTAGCTCTAGCAATCCAGATATTACAACTGCTCAACTTAATACTGTTTTTAGATTAAATCCATATAACAAGCAAATGCCTATTGGAACTATTATGGCATATGCTTATGGAAGGGTTGCGGTAAGCGATGCTAATAATAACATTTATATTTCAGATATTATTTATGGTAATGGATTTACTACTACATCCAATACTATGAATTTTACTGAACAAACGTATTGGGCTGAAGGTGGTTCTTTTACTCCTCCTGCAAATCTTGGTGCAATAACTGGCATGAGGATGATGCCATCATTAAATATCAATGTTCGCGGTCAGGGTGAATTGGTTGTCTTTTGTGAAAACGGATCTTTTACTTTGGATCTTTCGCAGAACAGAACAACATGGCAAGCAAGCAATATTCAAAAAGTTTCTCTTATTGGAAGAGGATGCCGTTCTCCTTGGAGCATATGCGGAGTAAATAATGATGTATATTTCCGATGTGACGATGGATGGGCTTTTTATAACAATGCTCAAGTAGATTTTTATCAGGCTCTTTCTTTTAGAAAGATAAGCCGAGAAGTGCAACCTTGGGTTAATTACGACACATCTTGGTTGAGGCAGTTTGAGTCTGCTATGTTTTTTGATAATAGGATCATTGCAACAGTTTCACCTTTTACTGTTTCTACTGGAGATCCAACTAAAGTTGGTCTTCATCGTCCAAGCAGAGCGATGATTGTTTTGGATGTTGAACAAGAAAGCAGAATTAATCCTGATGTTTCCTTGCCATCAAGATGGAATGGTTTATGGGAAGGGCCGCAACCTACTCAATTGGCTACTGCTCAAATTAATGGGACACAGCGTGGTTTTGCTTTTTCTTTTGATGCAGACAATATTAATAGGCTTTATGAACTTCAAAGCAGTAGCTCTTTGCTTACTGGAATTGATGATTACTCGGTAAAGTATGGAAGCGTACCTATTAAATCATACTTTATTACAAGAAGGTTTGATTTTACAAATAATCCAAAAGCCAGCAAGTTTGTCAGAAAACAACTTGTTGGCGGAGATGCTTGGATTTCTAATTTGAAAGAGAAGATTCAAATATCTTGCAAGTATAGACCAGATTCATATCCATGTTTCTTTAACCTATTAGATACAGTTAATATAGGTCTAGATGAATGCACACCAACTGTTTCCAATTGCTCTCCTATGGTTTCTCAACCAAGATATACGCAGATAAGATTTCCTTCTCCAGATGCAAATACTTGTGAAACATTTGATGAAATCCCTCCGCAAGAAGGATCTGAATTTCAATTCAAAATTGACATAACTGGATCTTGCATTTTTGATAGATTGCGAGTTGCCATCATATTCAATGATTCTTTGGATTTACCGCAAGGGGATTGTCCAGACTCATTCTATAATGACCCAACTCCAATAGAATGCCCATGTGAACCAGATTTAGATTTCTACAGGATTGTTCCCTTGGATTCATCTGTATCTTCTTTTTCAGGTTAAAATACTTGCTTCTATAAAATAATTTACCTATAAGTTAAAAATCCATGCAAAACCAAGGATCTCCAGCACAACTTCTTTTCCCTACAGTTCCTTCAAATTATTGCCCTGAAGGAACGTGGAGCGATGTTTTGAATAGCTTTACGCAGTTGTATCTTAACAATGGAACTGTAAATATTCCCGGCCTTGGCTTGGTTACTCCTCAACAAATTCAAAGTCTTCAGCAAGCTATTCAGAGCCTTCAAAATCAATTTAATGCAATTGCATTTCCTGTATATGATACTGGAATCGTTGCAATAAGCGGAAATCCAGTAGAGCAATTAAGTAATATAACATTTAATAAAGTAATGCCAAATACTAATTATTTGGTTTCTATTACACCGATTGTTGCATCTGGCACAAGTAGCATACAATATCATTGGTCTTGGGGCGTTGTTGATGGAAGCAAAAATACAACAGGAATGTCGGTTTTTGTTTTTAGCAATGCAAATACAGTAAATGTTACTTCTTTTCAATGGTATGTTGTTTCTTATCCTTCTTAATTTAACCCCGAACAAAAACTAAACTAAAATACTATGTCCAAAGACATCAATCGGGCTACACAGCCCAAGCTACAAAATGAGGGATTCTCCACCCGTGGAGACATCAAGGAAGGGATGAGCAATCATCCTAAAGGTGCGGAGTTCAGCGGTATTTTCTACTCTGGAGCAAAGCAACCTGAACCTACCTCCCCCGGTCGCGGTTCTTCCAAGAAATAATATGGCCTCCCACGGAGTTCAATACACAAGGGATAATACCGAAAAGGGTATTGTCTCTGATCATGCCATGTCTCAGCCTATGCAAAAGGTGCAGATCAAGGGTGATATCCCTGCCATCAGAGAGTATAAGGATGCCCGTACTTCCCGCATTAAAGCCATTGGAGAAGCCAATCAAAAGGCTACTTCCGTTGGCTCCGCTTATGAGAGCGGAATGGGAATGAACGCAAATCCTTTTCATAGCGATTTCATTTAATGTCCTCTAGCTCTGGTATATATTGTTTCCGTAATAAGAAAAACGGAAAGAGATATATCGGGCAGAGTGTCGTTATGTTTGATCGCAAGGCGCATCATATCTGGACTCTAAATAACAGATCAAACGGAAATGGACATTTTCAAAATGCTTGGAATCAAGATGGAGAAGATTCCTTTGAGTTTTCTGTTTTAGAGTTTTGCCCAGAAGAATTACTGAATTGGCGAGAAGTAGAATGGATTGAAAAATACAAAACTATAAATCGCAAATTTGGTTATAATCTTTTGGGAGGAGGAAATGAAGATAGGTTTGTTTCTGAAGAGACAAAACTAAAAATATCTGAAGCCGGAAAAGGAAGAATGCATTCCACAAAAACAAAAGAAAAAATGTCTGTTAACCAAAGTGGGCATAAAAACTCTTTTTTTGGGAAAACGCATTCTTTAGAAAGCAGAAAGAAAATGTCACAATCTGGAAAAGGAAGGGAAAAGTCTAGAAAACACATTGAAAATATGAGAAAAGCTATACGATTTACCTATACTCTCCAAAAATTCTATTGTGCATAATATGAAACTTCCAAAACTTTCTAAAAGCGGGTCGATGAGGAGTCGTATGCTTTCCATCAAGACTGCACCTAACATCAAGCTAAGTGCATTAAAAACAACTACTGGCCCTAAACGTCCTATGACTAGGAGCTTTGAAGGTCATCCTATTAATCGCGGTGAGATGATTTAATAAAATGCTCTACGACGTAGCATACATTCTCGACGCTATCCGTCCCTATGCAGGGAATAGCGGAACTTGTAATCAAAAGGTTCAGCTTGATTACATGAATAAGGCTCGTAGGCTATTGTGGAACAAAACGGATACAGATGCCACTTGTGAGTATGTTTGCATTGCTTGTGTTAATAAGCTCCTGACTCTTCCTAGTCTCTACAAGCAAGTTCGATTGGCTTGGATTGATGGAAGCCCCGTATCACTTGGCAATGAATGGTATCAGTCGATTCCTCAAGATAATTGGGCTGATGCAACTGGCGGTGGATATGGAAACGGATGGGGTCAGGCATATGGATGGAATGGAGGAAATAAGAAGTTCATTGAGATTGGTGGCAAGCACGTTACTTATCAGAACTATGACATTGCTCCATATCTTCTGTGCGTAGAATCAGAGTCCCCTTTGGATGTCGGAAAGCAGATTACTTTCTTTGGCGAGAATGCCTACGGAACAAGGATTAGCGAGACAATCACTCTTGGTCTTGCTCCTACTTTTGCTTATTCCGTAAACTTCTTTAAGTCGGTTTTCCAATGCACAAAGAACCAAACCCAAGGAAGGGTGAGGCTTTATGCTTATGATCCAGATGCACAAGCGCAAATGCTCTTGTCTATCTATCAACCTTACGACATCAATCCTAGCTTCCGTAGATATGCCATCCAAGGAAAGGTAAGGGATTCGGTAATCCTATATTGCAAAAAGAACTATCAGGATCTCTACGATCTTACTGATCAAGTTGAGTTTACCCCTGAAGCCATGATCTCTGCTGTCATGGCAGTTGTTTATCGTGAGAACAAGGGAAGCGATCAGCTTTATGCAACGTCTCTACAGAATGCAATCTTTGAGGTAAATAGGGAAACTGCTGACAAGGAAGAGCCTACTGGTAGCACAATCCGTCAGTTCACAAACAACATGATGCTGAATGCTCTTATCCCTACTTATGTTTGGGATGATGGAGCAACTTGGCCCTATTGATATGGAAGAACTGGCAACAATATCTGCAATTGATAGGGTTGAATCTGAAATGGCTAGTATGCCATCCGTAGAATGTCCTCTTGAGCATTTCTTTACTCCGGGCCTTTATACTAGAAAGATATTTATGCCCAAAAACACATATGTTGTTTCAATGAAGCATAAAACAACACATCCTTTTTTTATCCTTAAAGGACAAGTTGCAGTATTAAAAGAATCAGAAGATGGAGGATTTGAGGTTGAGTCTTTGTATAAAGGAGGAGATATGGGAATTACCAAGCCCAATACAAAACGATTCCTTTTTAATATAGAAGATACAACTTGGGTAACTTGTCATTTTAATCCAGAAAATATTGAAGATCCCGACGAAATAGGATTAAATATCGTTGAAAGAACTGATAATCCTTTGATTGATTCTAATTCCGATCAATTCAATCAATGGAAAACAAATATCAGTCCTAGCATTACCCATACAATTAAAGAACTTGAATTGCCATGCGTTTCTTAATTCCTCCACAAACAATTGCCGAGCATAGGCATAATCAATTCCCTGTATATAATACATGGATGGCCGCCGCTGTTGGTGTTGCTGGCGTGGGTGCTGTTGGTAGTCTCGGATTGGGTATCTATAATGCATCAAAGCCGACACCTACTTATACCCCTCCTACCTTGGCTCAACAATCTGCTCAACAGCAGATGCTTATGCAGAATGCCGCAAGTGCCGCATCTCAATATGCTCCTCAATTTACAAAGGAAAATATTAAGCTACAGAATCAAGTTACTCCGGGTTCTAGCGCACAAAGAGAGAAAGCTCTTCAGTCGATTAATCAATATATTTCTGGCAATATACCCGCTGATGTCCAACAACAAATTCAACGCGAGGTAGCACAGAATCTTGGAGGAGGATACAATGCCCTTTCTAGTGGTGGACAGGCTCCACAAGCATTAGCTAGAAGCCTTGGTCAAACAAGTCTTGGTCTTTCGCAATATGGATTGAGTGCCGCTCCGACATGGCAACAGCTTGCTAATAGCATGGTTGCCTCGCCTACGCAGATATTTGGATCAGCTTTACAGGCTGGTGAATTTGCTACTGGAGCGCAACAGGCTCAAGCAGAAAGCCAGTATCAAGGTGCTATGAATCAGTATGGAGCGAAACAAGCGGGTATTCAGGGAATCGCGCAAGGGTTGTCTGGATTGGGAAGTACGGCTCTTTCTGCTGGAATGGCATTAAATATGGCTAATTACTATAACAGTCTATCAAATCCCGCTGTTTCTGGAGCGCAAACAACTTTAATGGGAACTGGATATTCAACTCCAATGGGAGCAACGCAATTTGGTCAGCAGTATTCGCAGATCCCTGCGGCTTATTATGGATCTCCTGACTTTTCCAGCGTTGCTAATGTTGGAACAGGAATGAATTATTCTAGTGGTCTAAACTTTGGATATTAATATTATGCCAATCGGATATTACAATTTTGGAAACATCCAGCAGGGCAATCAATCAATTGCAAATTCGCTTGCTGGTCTTGGTCAGCAGATTGGTCATGCTATTGAGACTCATGCCGCTACGCAGTCTGCAAAAGCTATGTTGCCTATGTTGCAACAGCAGTATCAAGCTGGAATGCAGAAGATTTCTAATGGAGATTCATCGGGTCTTTCTGATGTTTACAACGCGAGTATGACTGCATCACAGAATCCGCTTCTTTCTCCTATGGCAAACCATGCGGTTAATATTGCTAATATGGCAAATGTTCAAACACAGCATGGCTTAAGGACGCTTGCCGCCCAACAGGGAGCTATGTATAGGGCTAATTTAAAAGCTCAAGGAACTACTGGAGGTGGGATTAAACCCATGACAGCAGGACAACAAGCTCAAAACACTTATAGATACAGGGGTCAGTTAAACAATCTTTGGAATAGCAACAAAACTGGCCTTGATGATTTCCTTTCTGGAAAAGCATCCGATAATTCAGCTTCTTTGAGTCAAGCACTTAACAACTATCAACAAATTAAACAAGACTCTGGTGTTGTTGATCCAAATTTTGAGAATTTGTTGATGGCTAAACAGGCTATTGCCGCTGGTGCTGATCCTGCAAAAGTTCTTGAGAAATACAAATCTCTTGGAACCGCCACCAAAGGACAGGCTCCCGCTATGGCAACTCCTGCATCAATCCCAACAAAGCAAGCACCAATTCAGCTTCCCGCTGGACTTCAGATTACTCCTCAATTTAATACTGGCGCATCCACTTCTTCTACTGGTATGATTCCTGCCGCATCTGGAGCAATGCAAGGAAATGTTGCACAAGCAGAAGAACCCGAAGTTGTCCAACCAGATACGGAAGACCAAACTGAAGATTTACAAGCAGAAAATATTTCGTAATTTATGGGAGACAATCCGTTTGCCGACCTTATTCCGCAAGGCGGGGCAGAACAGGGTGGCAATCTCCCTGTAGCTAATCCTACGCCTGTTACTCAATATAGCATCCCTGCTTCTGTAGGTGGTGCAGATGAGGAATATGATTCTGGAACAGCGCAAGGATACGGATCAGTTGATAACGAGTTGGCTCCGGGTGTTGTTGCTGTAAATCCTAGAGTTTATCCTATTGGTACTATCTTCAAAGATGCCAATACTGGAGAGGCATTTGTAGCTGGAGACAAGCATGGGAATCCCAATCCTAATGTAATTGATATTTATACTTCTCCTTCTCAATATACTGGAGCATCTGGACAGAGAAATCTTGTTCCCGTGGGTCAGATTCCAGCTAATCAAATTCCAAAGACCGCTGGAGGAGTTGGTGAGTTGCTGAAGAACTTTGGGAAAGTTCCAGAAGGTGAGGGTGCTTATACTTCTCTCGGAAAGATCCAGCAAGGATCGCAACTGCAACAGCAACAGATGGAAAATCCATTTGCTGATTTGATCCCCAAAAGTGAAGGGGTATCTACAGGAAATGTGTTTGATCAAGCGTTATCGCAATATCCCAAACTAAAAAACGCAAATGCTGTTGGTTTGATGTCAACCAATTCTCCTGATGGAGAAAATATGCTAGAAAGCTGGCCTGCTGGAGAAATTGGGACTTCAAAACGACCAAGGCCAAAAGAATTACCACAAGATAAATTGGGTGTTCAGATTTTTAGTTCAAAAACAACTCCAGATGATGTAGCCGCCGATATTGTTTCACATCAATTGGTAAAAACCGATCCAACATTAAAAGCTACATACGATCAATTCGCTTCATCTTTAACTCCAGAGCAAAAAGATTTCCTTAAAGGAGATTACGAAAATGAAGTAAAAAATGAAGGAGAAACTCGTTCGTTTGATCAATGGATGCAGACTACGGGAGTCCCATCTGCATTTAGGGGATATGCATTTGGTCAATATGATCCAAAAGCTCAACAAGAGTTTGGATATACCGATCAGCAGAAACAATTGCTTGGTAATGTAAAGCTGTATTTACAGGGAGATAAAAGAGAAATGGGTTCTGCTTTTACTCCAGCCGCATCTAAAGCTGAACCGAATAACCCCTTTGCTGATTTGATTCCATCACAACAAGCATCTAGCTTTGGAAGTCCTTTTGTTTCTAGTGGACAGCCTCAGACATTCGGAGATGTTGGGCCTGATGGAAGAACAATGAAGGAAAAAATGATTCCAACCATTACCGCAACAAAACCATTGGGTATAATGGAGCAGATTGGCAGGGGAATGTCTGGTCTTCTAGGGCCTACAGAGCAACAAAGGTTTGAAGAATCTGTTCCTGTAAGAATGCCTGATGGTTCAGTTCAATATCAATACAAGCCTTTTGCAAATAGGTTAGAAAAAGAGCAAGGCATTTTCACTCCTTTTGTGGAGCAGATACCTCAATTCCAACCTAATCCAAATGACCCTTTGGCTATTGCCGCTGGAAAAGGTGTATTAAATGCTACCGCCGGGATTCTTGGCTCTTTTATGAGTCCGGGAGGAGTTTTACTTGGCGGGGTTCCAAAAGAACTTGAAGCCGCCGCAGAAGGTGTAAAGCAAGTTCAAAGAGGTGCGGCTGGATTGTTTGCTGGGCAAATGCTTTCGGAGGTTCCAGAACAAGTTCAACAAGCGGCTAATGAAGAATTAACTCCACAACAAAGAATTCAAGCTGGAGTTGGTGCTGTTGCTGGATTGGGCCTTGGCGCACTTGCTGGAAAACATGCCATTATTGGAGAAAAGCCTCCCGCTCCACCAGAACCAAAGCCAGAACCAACGCTTACACCCTCTGCCAATCCTGTAGTGAACGAGCGAGAGGCGCAGATTAATGCCGCCGCTGATGCTCAATCTCCTATTCCTGAAACCCCAAAGCCAGCAGAAGAAACTCCTGCTCCTGCTGTGGAGACTCCCGCCGCTCCTGCTCCTGATATAAGCTCATTGCTTACAGAGCAACTTTTCCATGAAGAGGGGTCTCCAGAGCATACCGCAATTCAGCAACAGATTGATCAATTAAAACAACCCGCTGAAGCCCCTGCTGAAGCACAACCTACACAACCAAATGCCATTCAAGAGCCAAGCGCAACGGAAGCTATGCTACGCCCTCAAGTCACAGGGCAAGGCGAAGTCGTGGAACTGTCAGGAGTGGGAGAGCAAAAGCCCGAAGTCCCTGCTAAAGAAGCTGAAGCCCCGAAAGAAGAAGTAGTCCCCAAAACACCTTACGACGATATTCAAAATCGTTATTATGAAGGTGGTGAAAATGCTTTTACTTCTCACGAAGAACTAGCGAATGAAGTTGAAAGGGTAGCAAAAAAGCAAAAGAACAAGCCTTTATTAGAAGCTGTTGCAAAGTTCCGCGAAGCTATTGATGTTGGAGCCGATATGGGAGAGGCATCCAATAAGTTAATGGATGTTATTTCACAAGAGGCTGATCTGCATGAGGCTGGAAATCAACCTAAGCCCGAGAAGGTAAAACCATCCAAGCGTGAAACCGAAGGTGGTTATTTTGGTGCTACTGATCCTGTGATTCAATTCCTTCAGGAAAACCCAATCCTCTCAAAGACCGAATACCTAAAGCGTGTAAAATCAGGTAAATATGAAGGAACAGGAGGGGAATATGATGATGCTCCCGCGATAAATCGTGGTCACGCTACTCAAATTTATAGCCCCAAGGGTCGCCCAATTGATCAGATTCACGCCGAATTAGTGGATCTTGGTTTGATGAATAAAGATTCATCTGTTTTTGATCTCTGGAGCCGCATTGAACAGGCATCTAAAAATGCCTCCAAACTAGAGAAAGAAGAAGCCGCGATCAAAAAGACAGAATCCGAAAGAATTAGGATTGAAAAGCTGGCAAAGAAACGCAATGTCGAATTAGAAAAGTTACGCCAACAAGATAAAGATTCTTATGTTGAACAGCGTAAAGATGAGCTTAAAGGATGGTTTGATGCCAACAGAAGGCGTAGCGAGGGAGGATTTATTGAGTTCCCTGATGCAATCAAGGAGGCCGCTGTAAAGTTTGGTGATGCTATCCGCAAGGCTGGAATGTCATTCCGAGATTGGTCTAGCGAGATGGTCAAGCGTCTT